GCAGAACGAAGTCTGTCGTCACTGAGTTTCTCTAGATGCTTGTCAAAAGCACCAAAGCCAGCGATTTTTCTCTTTTTCCTTATCTCTACGACGACTTCAGATTTATCATGCCAGTTTCTTTGCCGGAATAAAGAACCTTTGCCGTTCTGGCGATTGAACCCTGCACGAGTGAACTGAGACATATCTGCAGAGTCAACGCCGCTGACAGCTGCATCGAAGTCTCTATCGACCTTTCGCCGGTATCTCTGCCGGTCGGCGTCATATTCGGCGTTCTCGGTATCAGGATTTCTACCGAAATCGCGGATAGCTTCACGCTCAGTAACCATAGGATTACCGCGACTAGCGAAGCTTGCAGATGATGAAGACATCCTAGGCTTTAGGCCCGGCAGTCTTCCTCCGTGTTTCTTTCCCATCAGAGCCTCCACTCGATCTAAAGATGCCACCATTGGTTACTGAAATGAAAACCATCTCAGACCTTGGTTTAATGGGTTTGTGTGAGCGATAGGGACTGATGTAGCCCCTATGCCCATTATTCGGCTTCAGCCACTGAGAGCCCTTCACGAGCTAGCCTTGGCTATAAGATTGGCTTGGTCGTCAAGAGCACTGGCGATGTTGTCAGTCAGGACATGGGCGGCATATCCGACAATACTTAGCCAGACTGCGACTATGAAGAACGTTGTAAGAGCCTTAGTCATTTCATCCTCCACCATTGCTAGCAACAGCTAGCCTACAGACAACTCATATGGACGGCGGTTAGAAGCGTAGCTTCAATGAAACTTCGTTTCCCAAGTCACCTAGTAGGCGACGAGACCAGCGGTGGAGGGGAGGCTAGCCCCGCCGCCCATATGAATTGTCATCCTATCAGAGTATCTAATACTTGCATCTTAGATGCAGCTTTTGTTCTCCTTCTGTTCTCAGTTCTCTGTTTGTTCTCCTACCTCCGCTAGACGCACGAATACGGGACAGCAACCCTAACTAGCAAGCTAGGTCTAGTCACTGTCCCGTATCTAGGTTCACGAGCTACTTGCCGCCCTAACGGTTTTCACTCGTGAACCCTAGCTTTCCTCGCGTCACCGCAAGGTTTACCGATTAAGCCGCTACTTGTGTCGCTTCAACGGCCTCATTTTCCGTATCCGCTCCCGCTTCAACGGCTTCGTTCTCTTCCGGCTCCTCCGGTTCGTTGCCAATCTCGGAGAGACAAGCAATCAACTCGGCATAAGCCCGCATCAACGAACCGTTCGCCCGAACCTTTGCCCCTGCGCCCTCTTCTGCAAGCGTAGTTGCCAGCTTGAGAATGTGCTTGGGGTTGAAGGCCTGTTCGGGACGGTTGTTGTACTCGGATTTAATCTTTCCGATTCTATCACGCGCATTCCAAACCGTGCTTTTGCCGGTAACGACTTCGTTTAGGACGGCTTTAATGTCCTGCTGTGGTAGGTTGTCGAAGTACGCGCCGCCGTCTCTTCCTTCGACGTATTCATGGGCATTGAACAGCCGGACAGTGACGTCACGAATGACGCGACCTAATCCAGATGGCGTCTTGCTTGGCGTTCCGTCCTTTTTGTTATCGGTTCCGAAAACGTCGCCGAGAAGGCCGGTAACGACGTCGGCAGACATACGGCCGGAAATTCTCTCCTGATAGAGTCGGCGCGCTTGAACGCCCGCAATTCCCTCCGCCTTTGCCTGCTGTTCTGCGGAGCCTCGGGAAAGGTCCACGGCCTCAGCTAACCGCTGGCGAATTTCCTGCTGTGTAGCAAGGTTGGCGGATGCTGCCTCCTGCCCAGTCGCGTTTGACATCAGAAAGAGATTTAGTCCCTTCCTAGTCGGCGGAATATCGAGCATCGGACGACGCTTGACGTTCTCCACAACCGCTTCAGGCGATGCTGACTGCGGCTGAGGCTGTTTCGGCTGGGTCTGTGTGTTCTTAGGCATAATAATCTCCTTTGCGCCCGTACTAGAGAGCGCTTCACGCCACCATGCCGTCTAGACATAGTGAGGCTAGCGCCCCTTTCGGAGCGTCGTGCTAGGGTTCACGTTGAGAAAGAGACTGGAGTCTGCATCTAAGATGCAAAAGCCAACCAAGCGGATACACAACTCGCTCATGGGGTATAACGCACTAGCTATGCCCTCGTTCCTCGGTTCGTCGCTATTTATGCACGGTTCATCGCATGTCTGTTCATGGTTTGTTCTATACAGTACGGTACGGTTTAGTTATTGTTCATCTTATGTTCACCCTTTGTTCCCTGTTTGTTCCCCTGCATCTAGGTGCATTTTCCTCCCAGCCGGGAGAGCCTATTTGGTTAGGAGGGTGACAGGGGGGGCATGGAACGCGATTGTGTAGATGCGGTGATTAAGCTAGCTCATCTGGTAGGTAAAAATTACAAAAAATAGCCCTCAAATAGGGGTAAAATGGGTGATTTAGGGTAAAAATATAAAAAAATTACACCAATTGTACGATTTCTCTTGACTTTCGGCCGGGAAATGGATATAATATGTATATAGACTAGTAAACTAACTAGTTATCTAGTTTGATAACAAGTTTGTTAGCTATGTTGTCAACTAGCTTGTTGACTAACTAACTTACTTACTAGTAAATGTCAATAAGTAAGTTATCTAATTGCTAACAAATTGCTAACAAACTAGTTAACAATATCTGCAACTCGTCTTTTTACGTCATCCCCTCCCCAACTCGGAGAAACCCCTCCCCTTGCTGAAGAAAATCCTCAACGGTCTTGGTGCGCTAGCTCTCGTTTTCGGGATCGGGGGTGTCGTCAGTTCTGCTGATGCCGCCCGTAATCCATCGAAATTCAAAACTTGTCCAAACGGAGAAGTCATTCGAAGCAATCTACGGTGTCCTACAGCTACTGTCCCTGCCTTCTCTGTCGTCGACACCACCGTAAATGAAAATGCAGGCAGTGTCACGATCCATATCACGAAGTCAGGTGGAAACGGAACGGGATCGAGCCTGTCATACACGACTGCTAACGGCACAGCAACCGCTGGTTCTGACTACACAGCCACTTCTGGGTCGATTACTTTCTCAGCCACCGATACAGACAAGACAGTTTCTGTCCCGATTACAAATGACACGTCGGTAGAAGGCAACGAGACATTCTCTCTCAATATCACTGCCGTCTCTAACGCCACCATTACCCGTTCAGGCTCAGTTACTATCGTAGATAGTCAAATCTCCCCGTCTCTTCCATTAACCGGAGAGGCAACGATTGCTGATAACTTCGACGTCCCTGCAGCACTGATGCCAACAGTCGAGACAGTTCCTCCTAGTTCTGATCCCGTCAGTGCCTTTCGCTTCACCTGTCTCGCCGGTCATATCCTCCGCGATGATCCAATCGTCTATCCCGGTTCTCCGGGAGCTTCACATATCCACCAGTTCTTCGGTAACACCGGAACGGATGCCAACTCGACTTACACGTCCTTGAGAACGACTGGCGGCTCTACCTGTACTCGTACAACTACTACGTCTGTTCAGCGTACTGCCTACTGGGAGCCTGCGATGCTAGATGGCATCGGAAACGTCGTCAAGCCTAACTTCCTACTGACTTACTACAAGAACTTCCCGTCTTCTGATCCTGCATGTACGGGACCGCCAGATGCGACGCACCTAGGTTGGTGTATTGCGATTCCTAACGGTCTTAAGTTCATCTTCGGATACAACATGGCCACAGGGACAGGAAGCCCCACTGATCCTAATGACAGGATGTACTGGGCAGTGGCCTTTGAATGCGTCACTGCAGACCTACAGACGAGCCTCAGCGGCGTCCAACACAGCCTCGCTGATGTCGCTAGTAGCGGCAAATGCAACGTCCCAGGAGCTATCCTACGGGTCGCACTAGGGCCTCCGAGTTGTTGGGACGGAAGCCACGTCGATACTGCCAACCATCGTGACCACATGGTCTATCCCAACGGGGCAATCATCGACAACTTCGCACCCGCCTGCCCTGTCGACCATCCTTACGTCATCCCGTCAATCGCTCTTCAGACTTACTTCACCATCGACTCTAACTTCCTAGCCGGACTCTGGCACTTCTCAAGTGATGAAATGATTCCTGGCTTCGTCGTCGGACCCAGTTCACCAATCAAGGCAGGTTATTCATTCCACGGCGATTACTGGGAAGCTTGGTCGCCTATCGTCAAAAACGACTGGCAGACTGGCTGCATCGACAGACATCTCAGCTGCAACGTCGGTGAGATGGGCAATGGTCAATCAATCATCGGAATGCAGCAAGTCGGTCCTTATCCCAATCACGTCCTAGTCCCTGTTTCTTCTATTCCTTAAAAGTATGGCAAAGCATCCTCACGACAAAACACGTCCTGCCAACTCCGCTGTCAAAGCCGCCATCGCTGCTGATGACATGGAGGCCCTTAAGTATGCTTTGACCTATCGGCAACGTCGATTTTGTGAAGAATACGTCATCGATTTCAACGGTCGTGCATCAGTTGTTCGAGCTGGATACTCAAGCAAATGGCCTGATCGGCAGGCTTATGAACTACTTATGAATCCAGGGGTCGTCAGATACATCGAACACCTTTCCCAGTCAGCTGCTGCTAAGATGATGTCTGTCGATCCCGACTATGTCATCAAGTCAGTCACAGAAATCGTAAGTAAAGAAACAGCTCGTGATGGAGATAAGCTCCGTGGACTCGAACTCCTCGCTCGTATTCTAGGAATGCTTGTCGAGAAGAAAGAAGTCACTGGTAAAGACGGCGGTCCTATTGCCATCGAGGAGACTCAGAAAGAAGCTCGTGAGTTCACTGAGATGCTTAAGCGTATCAGGAAAACTAAGATCGAAAAAGAAATAGAGCTGATATGAAGCAATTAGATAGGACTGATCGGATCACGCCGGAAATAGATCGCGCGTTGCGCCGAGCACTTATTAGCAGCGTGAAGATCGTCGGTATAATTCCGCAAAGGGTTCGACAATGAATCTCCAAGGCATTCGTGAATCCAAAAACTATACAGTCAATGAAGATTCATTCATGAGGACTTGGAATGCCTATCTACAGGGTTCAATAGATCCTCTAGGTATTAACCTTAATAAAGATCCGATTCCTTATTCTGTCGGTGACAGTCTTTCGCAGGCTCAGCTTAATTACATCAAGATGCTAATCGATTCATACCAACGAGGACAACTGAACTACGGTGACAAAATCCCTAAAGGATCGTCATACGATAACAACTGGTTCAGAGACGTATTTGCTCCGAATCAAAGAACTACATACGGACATTAATGACTGACACTGATATTCTATCACCTGCTCAGATACTAGCCGCTTTGTCGGAAGAAGAGCAGGAGGAGTATCTTAATTCATTGACTACAGAAGCCCGAGCGGCTTTGAAGTATGACTGGGACTTCTGGGCTCGCCCTAATCAGCTAGAGCCTCCGGGGAACTGGACTACTTGGCTAATCCTTGCCGGACGTGGGTTCGGTAAGACGCGCACCGGCGCCGAGACCATCCGCAAATGGGTCTGTGGCGACACGCCTCTCTCTCCGGGTCGCTGCTCTCGTATCGCACTAGTTGCCGAGACGGCCGCCGATGCGCGAGATGTCATGGTAATTGATGGTCTACTGGCCATCCACCCCAAGGACTTTCGTCCTACATATGAAAAGACTAATCGGAAGGTAGAATGGCCCAACGGAGCCAGAGCCTTTCTGTATAACGCCACCGAACCAGATCAACTCCGTGGTCCTCAGCATGACGCAGCTTGGGTAGATGAGCTTGCTAAGTTCCAATACGCCCAAGAAACTTGGGATCAGCTTCAGTTCGGTCTCCGTCTCGGTGAGCATCCACGGCAAATCGTCACTACTACTCCACGTCCTATCCCTGTAATAAGGAAGATCGTTAACGACAACACTACCCATATCACTAGGGGTAGGACTTACGACAACGCAGCTAACTTAGCTGGAAACTTCCTTAAGCAGGTAGAAGAAAGATACGGTAACACACGCCTAGGCCGTCAGGAACTCGAAGGAGAGATCCTTGATGACATGCCGGGAGCACTGTGGCACCGTGAGATGATCGATGGATCAAGAAAACCAGAAGCCCCTGACTTGGATCGCATCGTCATTTCAGTCGATCCCGCTGCGACATCAGGAGAAGACGCCGATGAAACTGGCATAGTTGCTGTTGGAATCGCTCGTGACCCTGATGGTAACAACCGTGGTTACGTACTCGCTGATCGTTCTATTCGGGGTAGCCCAGATGAGTGGGCAAGCGCTGCAGTCCGGTTGTTTCACGAATTAGATGCCGACCGTATCGTAGCCGAGAAGAATCAAGGCGGCGAGATGGTTGAGGCAGTTCTTAGGGCTAAGGATCGGAATGTCCCGGTTCGATTAGTCACCGCCACTCGCGGCAAGATTGTACGTGCCGAGCCTATCGCAGCTCTCTATGAACAAGGAAGAGTCCATCATGTCGGAAGATTCGACAAACTCGAAGACCAAATGTGTCTCTTCACAAGAGATGCCGATCGTTCTTCAGGGAATTCTCCTGACAGGGTGGACGCCCTTGTGTGGGGGCTTTCGGATCTATTCCAGCGTATTACAGCTAGACGAAAACGTAACGAAGAAGAGAGCAACGTAATCACTACGACACTTAAATCAGATAAGCCGTTAGGCGAAGATACTTCTTGGATGGTAGGTTGATGAAGAAAGACGAAAACGGCGATACCAAAGAGCTGGACAAACTTGTCCTCTCTGAGGAGAGCCCTGAGACCGTTCCAGAGACCTATGTCCCCGAGGGTTTTAAAGATCTAGAAGAATACCTAGCAGATCTTCGCGAAACCTACGAGATGGATCTCATGGCAGATGACGAGAATCGTCGAGCTGCTATGGATGACAAGCGTTTCGTAGCCGGTGAGCAGTGGGACCCAGAGGTTCTGGCTCAGCGTCAGGGTCTTCCTAACCTTATCATCAACACCATCCCTCAGTTCACCGCACAGTTAGTTGGTGACTGGCGTGAGAACCGGAATGCCGTAAAGGTCCTTCCTGCAGAGAATGGTGATAAAGAAGTCGCTGACGTCCGTTCTGACCTAATCCGTTCAATCGAAACCAAGAGTCGTGCAGACCGAGTATA